AGCGATTACGCCGATGAAGCCGAGTTCCTAATGCCACACGCGGCGAACTATCGTGTCGTTGGGCGTAAGACGATCAAGTTTGCGTCGCCACAGCATCCTCCTACGAAGGTCCAAGTCATCCAGGTGGAGATGGTCCCATAGCAATGCCTAAGAAAGTTCGATCAGTTAAGCAAGCAGAGAAGTACTGGGTGCAACCGAGTGATGGTGTTAAGATCGTGCGCCGTGACCTATCGCAAGCCCAGGTGAAGGAGGCGAAGGCACGTGTGAAGGCTGGGGAATCCCTCGATGACGTGGTGAAGTATTACTACGATCTGATCACTAGTAAAGAAGAGAACTAGGAATGGGCATCAAGTCACGAATGGCCGGGTGGGTTGTCGGTCAGGTTGCGTCTGATGTGCTGAAGAATATGAACGTGGGAAAGTCTCACAGAGCTAACGTCGTGAAGGCGGTGAAAGATATGATCAAGCCAAGGGAAGAACCTGTCGCGTGGCATGGAGTCATCGCGGTCGCGGTCGCACTGGCCGGAGCGTTCGGTCTTGACCTAACGGCTGAGCAGTTGAGCGTCACGGTCAGCACCATCATTACTGTCGGTACGTTCATCGTTCGGCGCAAGGTGTCTCCGAACAGATAGACGGAGCGGGGAATACACTATGCCAGTAGATTCACCACGACACGAGTACCAGACCGCACTCCCACGGTGGCAACGGTGCCGCGATTGCTTCGAGGGCAGTGACGCGGTTAAGAAGCGTGGGAAAGACTATCTACCATCGATAGCCGGTGACTACGATGCGTACCTACAGAGAGCCGAGTTCTACAACGCAACAGCGAGGACGGTCATGGGGTTACTGGGTGCCGTCTTTCGGTCTGACCCGACGATTGAGTTCCCATCGAACATCGAAGACGACCTTCGGGATGTCACCCTAACAGCGAAGCCGATCAAGGCGTTTGCGTTATCTGCATTTCAGGAGATTCTTATCACTGGCCGGTTCGGGATTCAGGTTGAGATGACCGATACACCACCGCCAGGCATGACTACCCCGAGGCCGTACTGGATTGCAAGACGGGCAGAGGACATCATCAGCTGGCGAACGGTTGTTGTGGGTGGCCAGGAACGTCTCTCCCGCGTCGTGTTATCTGAGACAGTGGAGCAGGACGACCCGAAAGATCCGTGGGTGCCGATATTGACCCCACAGGTCAGGGTACTTGACCTGCTTGACCCAGAGTCATCTGATCCGGTCTACCAGATCAGGCGGTTTCGTCAAAAGTTAGGCCGACACAAGAATCCCGTGATTGGTGCAGACGGATGGGAGGAGTCTGGTGACCCGTTCGTTCCGCTCAGGAAGGGCGAACCGTTACCGTACATTCCATTCCAGTTCTTCGCGCCCAGTAGCCTGACGCCGAGCATCGGCAAGCCACCCATGCTTGACTTGGTGGAGGTGAATCTCTCGCACTACAGAACAAGCGCAGATCATGAACATGGGGCGCACTTGACAAGTCTCCCAACGCCGTGGGTATCTGGAGTAGACATCGAAGGGCAACTACCTATCGGAAGCTCGACGGCGTGGATTTTACCAGAAGCCAACGCACGGGCAGGGATGCTGGAATACACTGGCGACGGACTTGGATCTATTGAGAGATTGAGCGCAGCCAAGCAAGACCGAATGGCGTCGTTGGGCGCACGGATTATCGAGCAGAAGAGGAAGGCGGCTGAGACGGCAGAGGCTCTACGAATACAATCCTCGTCTGAGTATTCAGTACTGTCAACGATGGCGGCTGCGTTCGATTTAGGCATGGAACAGGTCATGTCGTGGCATGCGTGGTGGGCCGGTGTCGATGAGGTGAAGGAGCAGGTATCGTTCAGCTTGAACAAGGACTTCTTCGATACGCGCTTGAATCCGAAGGAGGCCGAGGTGCTTGTGGCTGCGTGGCAGGCTGGTGCTGTCTCGCATGACACGCTGTTCTGGAACCTGCAACAAGGCGAGTGGGTTCAGGCAGGTCGGACACTGGAGGAGGAGAAGGAACTGATCAACGCCGGAGAGGACAACCCTGGGGCATCCTCTCCTGAGTCGCTGGTACCATCTGGCGGCGGTGGTGATGGGTCGGATGACGATGGCGAAGTTCGAGAAGGGATGCAAGAGGAGTACAACGATGAGGAGTAACGTATGAAGTGGTTACAGATCGGATTAAAGCTGTTGCCGTATATCGTCTCTGCCGTGAAGTCGATTGAGCAGTTCTTCACGAGCGGGAAAGGCAAAGCCAAGGAAGACGCAGCCGTGGCGACGGTTCACGGAATACTTGAGATGGTGGAAGCTGGAGCAGGGAAGGATCTTCTGAACAACGAGAAGGTTCAGCAGGCGGTCAGGGATGTGATGAAGGCGGTGGTGAGTCTCGAAAACATCATCCAGGAACTCAAGGATGAGGAACCACCAACCTAGAATGTCTTGCCGTGTTCAAAGAACGCGAACTCATGCGCCCACCTGCCGACTCGTGGTGGGTTGGATTAAGTCGTCACGACTTCTACCAACGAGCGAAGCACGAATTCGAGACACGGATGAGATACTCGTCACCTGGTGAGGCTTACATGAAGCCCGGTTCGGTGAGTGATGATCAAATGAATTTACACACTAGACGCTCAACTAAGATCGCCACGTCGTGAGGGTGAGGCGTGACACGCAAATAGTTCTGTACTTCTTCGCGATCTGGGGGTTCGTTCTTGTTCTCTGTATGCTGGCCTTCGCCCTCATCGTTGACGAAGTATTTATCCAACAACGGCCAGATCGTCAAGAACAAGAACAAGTACAAGATAAGGAGATAGAGCATGGCATTGAAGTACGTCCTTGACGGACAAGAAGAATACGACGCACTTCCAGAGCAGATTCGGGATCACTATATCGAGGAGCATGGACAGTTCTCGTTATCGGTGGATGGTGCGACGAAAAGAGAAACAGAACTCGGTGTCAAGGTTGCTGAGTTCAGAGAGAACAACGTGCAACTTCTCAAAGATAAGATCACCCTGTCGGGTCAGGTGGAGGAACTTCAGTCAAAGTTCAGCAATGTTGATCCTCAGATTTATAAGAAGCTGATCTCAGATCAGGTCAAACTTGAAAAGAAGGACGCCAAGGTCGTGACGAACTCCGACCTGTCTAGTCAGATTCAAGAAGCGGTCAAGAATGCCGTCCAGCCGATACAGGCACAGCTGAACGAGTCGAAGGAGCGAGAGACACTCGCGAAGAGTGGACTGGAACGCTCGACGTTCACAAGCCTCATCAACAAGGCCGCCATCGACGCCGGAGTAAGAACAGAGGCGGTAGATGATGTGCTTGGCCGAGCGACGACCGCAGGGTTTCAGTTGCACGAGGGTCAGGCAAGGATGCTTCAGGATGGGATGGTCAAGTTCTCGTCGGATCGACCGGACCAGCCGTACACCGTGTCGGAATGGCTCGTGAGCTTGCAACGTGACGGCGGTGGTCATCTGTTCAAGCCCTCCATCTCGACTGGTGATCAAGACCAAAGCGGGTCAGATGTGAGACTGAAATCTGGCACTCTTCGAGATCCATCGGTGCATCAATTCGCCAAGAACATCGAAGCAATCGCTAGCGGCAAGGTCACGGTCAGCCGGTCAGCGAATAGAGGAGAGTGACGTGCCGTGCATGAAATGCGCGAACGGGAAGTGGAAATACGGACCACGCGGCGGGTGCAACTTTAGAACTTTGGTAGAGTGCAAAAAGGCGCAAGCTGCGATCTATGCGGACAAGGGAAACAGCGCACGGTCTGGCATTGCGAAAAAATAGCGATCTGGTGTAACGTAAGGACAAGAAGAATCACACGAACGTCTTAACGGAGTGACGGTGTCGCTCCTGTCTCCGGTGGAGATTCCCTTAAAACCGAAGAAGGAGAAACATCGTGGCCAATACGTGGACACAAGTCATTCCGAAGCTACTTGCTCAAGGCCTGTTGGCACTTCGTGAGCAAGTCGTCCTCCCAAGAGTCGTCAACCGATCATACGATGAGATGGCCGGAGAGAGAGGGTCAACTATTGATGTCCCGATCCCTTCGTCTATTACCGCTGTCGCGGTAAGCCCTGCCATCACACCACCAGCGAACGCGGACAGTGCGCCGACGAAAGTCAGCATCGCGCTCGACCAGTGGTATGAAGCGCCGTTTTATCTCACCGATAAGGAACGGATGGAGGTCATGGATGGGACGATCCCCATGCAGGCATCTGAAGCCATCCGTGCGCTCGCTAACAACGTCGACTCATACATCTGGGGTAAGTACGCGACGGTCTACGGGTACGCAGGTGTCGCAGGAACTACACCGTTCGCGTCGAACCTTAGTGAGTTCACTAATGCGCGAAAGGTTCTCGCAACACAACTGGCTCCGATGGAGCCACGGTTCGTGGTTCTCGATCCCGATGCCGAGGCGAACGCGATCAACCTTCGTGCGTTCCAGGATGCCAGTTACGGTGGCGGTGACGGAGTCATCGCGAACGGTCAGATTGGCAGAAAGCTCGGTTCAATATGGGCCATGAGCCAGAACGTACCGACCCATACCACAACTGCTGCCGGTACGATCGTGGTCAACGATGCGTCGACTGCAGTCGGAGACTCCACGATTACCTGGGACGGCGGCGGCACCGCGCCAGCAAGCGGCGACCTCTTCACGATCGCAGGCTCGACAACCACGTACGCCGTTTCTAGCAGCACGGCGACGGTGATCACAATGTTCCCGACGTTGCAAGCCGTTGCTGCCGACAACGCAGCACTGACCTTCAAAGCAACGCACGTCGTAAATCTCGCGTTCCATAGAGACGCCTTCGCTTTCGCTACCAGACCACTGGCAGCGAATGATGAGGACCGACGACTTGGTTCGCTGGTGGAGTCTGCGTTTGACCCTGAGAGCGGATTAACGCTCCGACTTGAGGTCACACGTCAGCATAAGCAAACGAGATACTCCTTCGATATCTTGTATGGGGCACAGCTGGTTCGACGTGAACTTGCTTGTCGTATTGCAGGGTAGTCACTACACGGATGGTGGCCGACAGGAAGGTCGGGGTTCTTTCCACGGTGAATTGCCCATAACATTTCACCACCGAACCCCGACCTCTTTGTTTACTCATGAAGGAGTGTGCAATGGGAACGATCAAGACCGTCCAGGTTGTCGATTCAAAAGGTAACAAGCTCGTCGTCAACGAGGAGGATGCTGGTCAGTACAAGAAGGCATCCCCGTCGAGGCCGGTACCGAAGCCGACAAGGCGATAATCCATGGCTGTCTCGACACTAGTTGCGACTGCCGGGGCATCGAATGCCAATACGTACTGCACAAGGGCAGAGTCTACACAGTACGACGACGACAACCCTCAGAGCGGAACGACTTGGAGCGGTGCGAGCAATGACCTGAAGGACCAGTCGCTCCTGATGGCGACACGGTTACTTGATGAGCATCTGGATTGGACCGGCGCACCTTCTGACACGGTGCAGGTTCTGAACTGGCCACGGACTGGCATGTGGGATCGGAACGGGAACTTCATGGATTCTGATTCGATTCCAAACGATGTGAGGGATGCCACCGCTGAGTTTGCTCGTCAGATTATCGCCGCCGATAGGATGGCCGACGATGCGGTCTCCACGAAAGGCATTACGAATCTTCAGGCCGGTCCCGTCTCTCTGACATTCAGCGGCAAAAAGGGCGCGAAGGTAGTTCCAGACGCCGTGTACTACATGCTTGAGTCCAGTTGGTTCTGGGCTGTTCGTAAGCGCGGACAGATGACGGCAGACTTGGTGAGGACATGAGCCTCGCGAATGCCATTCACGATGCTGTCGCGGTGGCGCAGAGCGTCACATCGGACGGTGGACTTCAGGCGACGTTCACCCATGAAGCAGCGACCACAACTCTTGACCGCCAAGGCCGACCAACCTACGACGCAGGTGTGTCGCGCACTGGATTGCTGTATGAGAAACCGGCGAAAGTCTTGGATTCTCTTGGGAATGAGCGGGTGTCTCGTTCCCAGTTGGTGGTGTTGGGAACGGTCACATTCAACGAGAAGGATAAGGTGACGCTCCCAGGTAGCGTGGTTCGTCCGATTATCAGGGCCGAGGCCATGGTGGATTCCTCTGATGACCCATACGTGACGGTTCTGTACTTCGGCTGATGGCTACTATTACTGAACTGACGGCGTATCTAGTTGCCGAGAGTGTCGCCACGGCAGTCGGTACGGATCTGTTCGAGGATGCGCTGCCGGAGGCAGCACCTGATACGGCGATGGCCGTCATCCTCACGCCAGGCATCGCATCAGAGAAGGAGTTCGGCGCGGCTGGTAACGGGAGAGAGTTTCCAAGTATCCAGTTCCTGTCGAGAGCGGCCAGCTACGACACGGCGCGAGCGAATTGTGAACTGGCGCATGTGGCCCTGGGGAAGGTAGATGCTGACACGCTGAGCAGTACGTTCTACGAATACGCCAGGCCCACGTCACCGTTCTTGTTGAAAGTTGATGACAGCGGTCGAGCAGTGTTCGCGCTCAATTCTACGATGGCGAAAGATCCATCATGACGGCGTGTTGTAAATGCGGCGCGAGTCCAGAGAAGCAACACACGCACGAAGGGTTCGGCGGGAAGAAGATCGTTCTGTGTAAGTCGTGCGGATACGAGAGGCCCGATCAATGAGATTAAGAGCTATCGTCGGTGTTTCATATCCCGATTCATCGAGTCTGAAAATTGTTCAGAAAGCTGGAGGATTATCCAAGCTGACTGAGGAACAACAGGCCAAGGTGAAGATCAAGAACGTGAAGCCTGGTGGATATTGCGATGACATTCCAGAGGCTAGCCGGAAGAACTTCCTCAAGTTTGGATGGATCAAGGAAGTCGATTCTGTGGCGACGAAGCCGACTGGTGGAACCGCGAAACGGTAACGGAGATCATTATGGCGAAATACGGTCCAAGTTCGGTTGGTTTCTTTCTTGTCGGTGGTCGGTCACTGGCTGGATTAACGACCAACATGACGTTCAAGAAATTAGGTGGCACCGAGAACACGGATGCGCTCGGTGATGCGTGGCAGGAGTCTACGCCAACAGGACGACTTTCTGGGGAGTTGTATCAGACCGGATGGTTCGATGATGCCGCGAATAGTTCTGTCGCAGCGTTTGTCGGAAATGAAACGACGAGCCAGGTGGTGACTGTGGCACCGGCTGGTAGCACGGCTGGCAGCGCGGTGACTGGTTTCGCTGGACCATTCGGTGCAGAGGTGGAACGCCTGATTGAGAAGGAATCACTGCACAAGCTGAACGTGACCTACAACGTGTCTGGGGCCATCGAGGAAGGGAAGATCGTCGAGGCTCTTGCGGCACGGACGACAACAGGGAATTCGGCATCACTCGACAACACGTCAAGCTCTGCCAGTGGTGGAAGCGGCTACCTACAAATCACCGCAGCGAGTGGCACGAGTCCGACGTTGGCTTGCGTCCTTCAGCACAGTGCAGACGATACGACGTTCGCTACACTCGGGTCATTCACGATGGCTGGCAGTATCGGAGCCGAGCGCATCACAGTCACCGGAACAGTGAACAGATATCTCAGAACAAATAACACCATCGGCGGGTCTGGCGGCCCAAGCATGACATATACGGTCGCATTTTCTAGAGGGTAAACCTGGAGAAGGTAGGAGGATGCTGTGGCGAAATACGGTCCAAGTTCAGTAACGATCACACTAGATGATAGCGGTGGAACTGCGAGGGATTTATCGCAGTACATCATTTCCATTGGCGGGATTAAGGTCAACTCAGGAATGGTTGACTCGACCGGCTTTGGTGACTCATGGACGGAAAGCCTGTCGACGGGCAAGCGGTTCATGGACGACATCACCATCGAGGCATGGTACGACGACACGGCCAACACTACGGACGCGGTGCTTGGGGATGTTGCGAACGGACCAGCTGATCAGCAGAAGACGCTGGTCGTGACCTACGGGGCCAGTAAGACGACCACCGTAGAGGGCTGGATCGTGGACTACGAGCGGGTGCTGGACAAGGACAGTCTGCACATCGTTCGAGGCACATTCAGGCCGAGTGGTGCAGCGACTGAGGCGTAAGTATAAGCCTGGGGGTTGTTGGCGTTCAGGGAGATCCTTGCGGTCTGTCGCGTGAGCGCCATCGGTCCCGGATTTATTATCCACGACGATGGAACTGCAAGGTCTGAACGATGTCGTGAAGGCGATCCGTGGGATAGGCGAGAAAGTCGAGCGAGATACCGCCCAGATTCTCAACGAGGTCGGGCAGCCGCGTGTACTTAAGATGAAGGACCGCACGCCTGTCCTGGATGGACATCTCAAGGGAAGCGTTCGTCTGTCTCCTGCCAAGCGAACCCGTCAAGGCGTCGAGGTGTACTGGCAGGCCGGTGGAACAACGACTGCATATGCGCTTCGACAGCATGAAGACATGTCGTTGAACCACCCCGGAGCAGGTGGGGCGAAGTACATCATCAGCGTGGTGTATCAAGACGCGCCAGCGATGACGAAGGAGATCGCGAAGAAGTTTACTGAGTTATTCAAGAAATCGTAACGGTGGATTAAGAAGGAGATTTATGCTCGTCAGTAAAATCGTTGAGAAGATCGACATCCCGCACGAAGAGGGTCAGTGGGTAGAGATTCGCAGCCTGAGCTTCACCGCGATGGAAGAAGCGAACGACAACAAGCAGGAACGCGACCTGATGCAAGTCAAGCGGATGGGCGGTGATGTCTTCGAGGCCATTGTCCGATCATCGAACAAAACAGAAACCGACTCAAAGGGTGAAGATGACGCTCCCAAGAAAGGCGTCACCGTTGACTCGTACGATAAGGAAACGCTACTCAGGAAAGCGATTGTCGGATGGTCGTACGATGGCAAGCCAACCCTTGAGAGGATTCGGGACTTGGATGCTCGGACAGCGAACTGGTTGGCGCGTGAAATCTACGAGCGGAATAAGCCTGACACCGAGGAAGACTCAAAAAACGATTAGTCGCTCTCCACAAATGCCTGTCGGGGTTGGAGGGCGCTGCGCCACCAGCGGCGTGGATTGTGTCGAGGATCTGCGAGGAGTTCGGGTGCCTTCCCTCTGAAGCTGTCAGCGAGATGGAGAAGGATGTCAGGAAGCACCTGTTCCAGATCATGCAGATGCGTTGCTACGCCGCCGCGAAGAGGCGGCTTGACGACATGAAGCCCGGCGAGAACCTGGATGATGTCCCGATGATCGATGTGGTCCTGAAGACCGATATCGCAATCGCGAAGGGAGAGATCACGTAGATGGCTGTGAACGTCGGCACCATCGTAGCCACCCTTCGCTTGCAGAGCCAGCAGTTTATTACTGGCATGAAGCAGGCGGCTAAGACTGCCGAGAAGGCCGGGGAGCGTTTAGGTGATGTCAGCAAACGGGCGACTGGGGTTGGCAAGTCGCTGTCTGTTGGTGTAACGCTTCCGCTCGTCGGAGCTTCGCTTGCTGCGATCAAGTTCTCCCAGGACATGAACGCAGGAATGGCGAATGTCGCCAGTCTAATTCCTGGCTCCACTGAACGAGTCAAAGAACTGAAGACGACAGTTCAGGATCTTGCCGTCGCCACTGGAATCTCGACGACGGACATGGCCGATGGTCTGTACAACGTGATCTCTGCACTGGGAGACACAGCCGACACCGAGAAGATTTTAGAGATCAATGCACGAGCAGCGGCGGCCGGACTCTCGACTGTGACGGACGCGATCAACCTCACCTCTGGAGTCACAAAGGGGTACGGAGACATCAGCGCGGTAGCGACGCAGAAGGCATCCGACCTCGCGTTCACGACGGTCAAACTTGGACAGACGACGTTCCCAGAGTTGGCCGGTGCGCTTGGTCGCGTGGTTCCCATCGCGTCGAAGCTAAATCTGAGCCAGGAAGAACTGTTCGCGACGCTCGCCACGTTAACAGGTGTCACAGGCAAGACCTCACAGGTATCCACCCAGTTTGCAGCGGTCCTGACTGGCCTCATGAAGCCGACAAGTGGCATGACAGACGCCGTGGCTGAACTGGGGTTTGCGGGTTCAGAATCGATGCTGCAGACGCTCGGGTTCAAGGACACATTGGACGCCCTAATTGCAACAACTGATGGAAGCGCAGAGGCGGTCGGAAAGTTGTTTGGTTCTCAGGAAGCGTTAGTGGGGATCTTCGCACTGACTGGTGAACAGGCTGGTGTCTACGATGAGAAGTTGAAGGCTTTGGGCGTCTCAACTGGTGCGACTGATGAGGCGTTCAAGGAACAGACACAGGGAATCAACGCGGCAGGATTCGCGTGGAAGCAGCTGAAGATTGAACTCACCACTGTGGCTCAACAGATTGGCGATGAGCTTCAGCCGGTGTTTACAGATATCGTCTCAACATTAAAGGACGATCTAGTTCCAGTGGTGAAGGAATGGATCACATGGTTCAAGGCGTTATCGCCTGAGACGAAGGAGAACTACGTACAGCTGGCGGCACTGGTCACCGTTTTGCCGGTCATGATTCTGATGCTTGGCCAGATCGGGTCAGCGGTCAGCGGTGTCATTGCGATGGCTGGTGCAATCAAGGCAATGACAGCCGGAACGTGGCTGGCGACTGCTGCGACGAGGGCATGGAGTATTGCGATCCTGAATATCCCGCTTATCGGATGGGCCTTGGCTGCGGCTGCGGCCATCGCCGCTTTGACCGTGGTCCTCTACAAGAACTGGGATGCGATTACCGGGTGGGTCAAGGGGCTGTTCGGAGCCGGTAAAGCTGTCGAAGAAGTCAACGCCGCAATGGAGCAAACTCTTCCCGCTGCGGAGGACATGCGAGACGCACTCGGTGAAGCCGGTGTGACTGGAACGGTCGAAGAACTCCACACGGCGATGGCGAACCTTGGCGGTGTTGTGGGTGGGTTAAATGAAGAGGAAATGGCGACCATCGCCAAGCGTGCGATTCAGCTGAGGATTGAAGGCGAGGAGCTAACTCCTGAGCTTGAGCGTGTAGCTGATCACATGATCAAGATGGCCGATGGGGCGGCTGAAGCAGCTAAACAAGAAGAAAGATTGACAAGGGAAACCAACGAACTATCCAAAGCCACCCTGGAATATAACGAGCGCATCGCGGACCAGGTGAAGGAGTGGAGGGAGGACGCTATCCCGGCTGGTCGAGAAGCGATGGCTGTGCTTGAAGCGTTCGGTGGAAGTCTTGACTTGCTCTCCAAAGACAAACTTCAGGCGTTCAACACAGCCGTGGGCGAGATGAACGAGCATTTGGTACGCACCAATCAAGAGATCCCGCAGGATGCAATGGATGCGTGGATCAAGAGTTTTGACTTACTCAACCCGAGAGTGGCGGATCTGTCAGATCATCTTGAATCCATTCCGATCGTGCCGCCGGACTTCCTTGCGATTCCACAGCAGCCGCTTGAACAAGCCCTGGAAAAATTCGGGTTACTGAACACGACAGTCTTGGAGGGAAAAAGTGTGTTCGGTAAGTGGGGTGATTCGGTCAAGGGCGGCTTCAAAGATCTCTGGAAGGGGATGACCGGAGGCACATCGAAGATCAGCGGATTATTCAGCAAGCTCGGCTCTGGCATCATGGACGGGTTCGGTGAAATTATCTCCGGTGGTCTGTCCTCATTGATAAACATGGGCGTAGAGTTTGCGATGAAGGGACTGATGAAACTCGGCTCGTGGATCAAAGGGAAATTCGGCGTCTCGGCTGCTGAGAAAGAGGCGCGTGCGCTTAATCGGGCGTTCGAGGCCACTGTGATCGCCAGTCTGAGCGCAACTCAAAAAATAGAAGCAGGTGGGCAGAAGTGGAAGCAAATCGTCATCGGCGTGAGGGACGCCTACATCAAAGCTGGACGTTCGGCAGAAGAAGCGGAGCGGATGGTCGCAAGGTTATGGGCAGCAGAGAAGCGAGGACCGGAGGCGGTACAAGCGATCATCGACTCGATTCAAACCGTCATCGATCTGGCTGAAGAGATCGATAAGCTCACGCAGGACACCATCGACGGACTTATCAATCTCGCTGCCGAGGGCGCACGGACTGGATCGCTGCTCCCTGACCAGCTCCAACCATTCTTAGATACGCTAGTGGAGCTTGGGGAGCTAACTGAAGCGGACATGCTGTTGCTGATGGCGATGGCAGAGCAAGCCCAATACGATTGGAAGGAAGTTCAAGCCGCCGCAGAGCGATACGGCGTCGAAGTGGACCTGCTCGGTGAGCGGTTCCGGGAAGCACAGCTTGCGGAGCAAGCGGCACAGGTTGCGTCAGATTGGGAGCTTATGTCTGTCAAAGGCGCGAAGGCCAACCGCATAGCTCGTCGGATGGCGAAGACCGTCCAATCGCTTATCGATGACTATGCCGCCGCTGGCATTGCTATCCCGGAATCCATGCGCCCGGTGATAGAGCGTCAAATCGAACTCGGGTTGCTAACCAACGCAAACGGCGAGGCTATTACAGATATCGGAGAACTCGATTTCGCACCGGCGCTCGTAACACAGTTCGATCGCCTCATTGAAGCGATCCAAGCGTTGATCGATCGGCTGGTCGGCGAAGATGGTGTGACCGAGGCGATCGAGACGGTGAATGATACGGAGCTTCATGATCGCCATGTGAACGTGGATGTGAGATACGATGATCCAGGGTTCACTCCACACGGCGACGGATCATATGACCCGATGAGTCAACGCCACGGAACAGGTGGAAAGTTTATTGACTTTGGGCAAGGCACTCCAGCGGTTCTTCACGGTCGTGAGCGCGTCATGACCGAGGCCGAAGGCGTCAGGGAGGGCATGATCTCTGGCCCAGGTGGGCAGGACACTTCTGAGGCTCTTCTCCGTCAAGTGTCGGGTCTACGTCGAGAGATCCAGAATCTTCCTCTTCACTTGCGGGATGCGATCCTGCTGGCTCAATAATATGGCTGGAGTCGAAGCGACCGTCGATCTTATGGCAAGGCTAGGGGGATGGCTCGTGGGCATCGTAGGGAATAGCGAAGTTGGAGAGACGACGACGCTCGATGGCACCCTCACTAGTATCGTTGCCGACACACGAGCGGCGGTGCAGCCTATCGATCTTGAATACGGAATCACTGGGTCAGGACCGCGTGACCGGATTGCGTCGACTGGTATCTTGAGCTTCGCCCTCGATAATTCTGCTGGAAACTCTCACGATCAGCAGGGTGCATATAGCCCAGGTCATGCTAACGCCGTCGCCGGTTGGGATCTTGGGAACGAGGTGTTACTGAAAATCACATACAGCGGAACGACATACTACAAATTCGCAGGAACGCTCATTAGTATCGTCCCTGACGCTGGACAATACGGCAGGCAGTCAGTCATCTGTCAAGCCGTGGACTGGATGGACGACTCCGCTCGCGCAAAGATCAGAGACGTTCAGATCCAGAACTCGAAGCGTGCGGACGAACTGATCAATACCCTGGTCACTACATCGGTCACATCACAGCCGAAGGCAACCTCCTACGCGACAGGCCAGTCAACCTTCGCGAAGTCGATGGACAACCTCTCGGACGCGCAGACTACTGTGTACGCAGCACTCGCGGATGTGGTCTTGAGCGAACTCGGGTTTCTGTATATCAAAGGCGACACGACGCAGGGCGGCACACTGCGATTCGAGGACCGACACGCGAGGCCGAAGTACGGTTCGGCTGATGCAAGTTTTGACAACACGATGGGGGCATTGGAGGTCACGCGGAATCGAGGCATGTTGATCAATCGCGTCTATGTCGTGGTGCATCCACGAACCGTTGATACATCTGTGTCGGTGCTGTATGAACTCACCACGACAAATGAAAGTCCTGAGATTCCTCCCGGTCAGACGATCACGATCAACTGCCCGTTCAGGGAATCCACAATCAACGCCTACCGCGTGGCTGCGGATAGCCTTGTCACACCCGTCAGTGGGACGGATTGGATTGCGTTTTCGTCGTCTGATGCGACGGGCACCAACTTGACTTCCAGTGTCTCAGTCGCCATCGAAAGCTCTGCCGCGAACAGCGCAGAACTGACACTGACGAATTCTCATGCGTCATTGACCGCGTATGTGACGACCTTCCAGCTGCGAGGCACAGCCGTGAGAGATGTCACGGCGACAGTGCTGAGTGCGTCGGACAATGCGAGCCAGGTTCGGTTCGGTGAGATCGATTCAAGGATCGATATGAGATATGAATCTAGGAGTGGAGAATTTGCCAACGAGATTGCCTCTTGGCTGCTCCAGATCTACAAAGATCCAACGTACGCAATCGAAGAGTTCACCCTTTCCTCAAACAAAAGTGCGTACGCAATGCTCCACAGCCTTGCCAGGGAACCGGGTGACAAGATCACGTTCAGCGAAGCCGTCACAGGAATAGCCGCCACAGGCGGTGAGAGTGCGGAGTTTGGATATTTCATCAACGGCGTGAAGATGTCGATATCAGCCCCGGCGACCATCAGCACGTCGTGGACGTTGACACCAGCCGAGCGCACAGCAGCGTGGGTACTGGATCAAGTCGGAGCGTCCGAAATGGGAATCAGTACAGCGCTAGGATTTGCCTGATGATTGATTGCATCAAAGGCCCACCAGAGGGACACGCCCATGCGGGTGTGACGGATCTCGCATCGTATCGAGCCGTCCATTCTGCCGCGATGATCCGTGCTGAGAAGACAGCAATCGAAGTACCAGATCCGAGAGATGCGTACATCAATCACGGGCGATGGGTTGTTGACTGCACATGCAACGGCGCGGGGCTTACGAGTCCAGCGTTCGGACTCACCTGCTGCTTCGACTGCGGATCTGTTTACACGTCGGTGGTGTTCCCAAGTGATCATGAAGAGATTGAGTCTGCCTTGATGACGCGAACCGACGAAACCACAAGGAACTGGCGCGGTGAAACCGTGGCACAACTGAGATCGGAGACGGCGTAGTGGCTTGGTCTGTACCACGTACTTGGGTCACGGGGGAGCTGGCGACGGCGGCGCTCCTTAATCAGGAAATAAAATCAAACCTCGATGCCCTCGACGCTGGCCGGTTGTCTGTCGCTTCGCAAGCAACTGGTGATTTCATCAAAGCGTCAAGTTCGACGGCATTGACGCGGGTTGCTGCGGCTGGTGTACATCCGTTAGTGTCTCCGCTCACCACGAGAGGCGACACGCTGGTGGGAACTTCCGGCGTCGTGACCGGAACTCGTCTTGCCGTCGGTGGTGCGAATACTTATCTGAAATCTGATGGGACTGATGTGTCATGGGCATCTGTTGCCGTCAGCAGTACCAAATCCATTCTCCTACCTGTGTCGGGGGCTGAATTGGATGCAAGCAATGCTCCAGCTGTAACGATTCAGTCCAACAGAATGCACTTGGGCTTCGACGCTGGAACCGACGAACTGATCTACTACATGTTCCGAATGCCCACGGATTATGGGAGCGCATTAGTTTTGAAACTTCAGTACGCGATGGCGTCGGCAACGTCTGGTGATGTCATCTGGGCGTCAAGTCTGTGGGCTATCACCGCTGGCGATTCTGCCGACGTAGACACGGAATCATACGATTCCCCAAACACGGTGACCGATACCGTTCCAGGGACAGCGGGGTACTTAGCCGAAGCGTCGATCACGATGACGAACACCGACTCTCTTGCGGCTAATGATCTGCTGACGATCAAAATATATCGCGACGCAAATGCTGGTGGAGACACCGCGTCTGGGGATGCGGATCTTTACGCTATTTCACTTCAGTACACGGCTGCATAATGGCGGTGGAAACTTTCAATGCATCGGCAACGTGGCAAGCTCCTGCGGGGGTGCGGAGTGTCCAGATCAAATGCTGGGGCGGCGGCGGTGGAGGAAAGCATGCGGGTGGTGGTGGTGATACGGGCGGTTCGGGAGGCGGTGCATATTCGATGACGAACGCTGTCCCTGTGATTCCAGGAGTGGAATACACCGTGAACGTCGGAGCCGGTGGCGCTGCTGGTTCTAATCCCGGTAATCCAGGCGGTGATTCCTATTTCGGCAGTGACACGATTGCGATGGCCAAAGGTGGTGCGGGATCTTCGTCCCGTTATTCATCAGCCGGAGGATCGGGTCCAGACTCAGTGGGAGACGAAAAGTACAGCGGCGGGAATGGCGGGAATGGAGGCGCTGGCCTGGGCGGCGGCGGCGGCGGCGGGTCGGCCACGAACTCAGCTGCTGGCGGGAACGGCGGGAATTCTTCTGGCGGCACTGGCGGTGATGGTGGCGATGGCCAAGGTGATGGCGGCAGGGGCGGCGACAATGGCAATAGCCCGGTCCGGAATACCGCAGGGATTGCTCCCGGTGGTGGCGCTGGCGGCACCGGACACAACTATGCAAGCGTGGCCGGTGCCGATGGACGAGTAAAAGTGATCTATGAAGTGACAACCGGCGGCGGTGGTGTGATCTTTGTTGGATGAGAACATGCACATAAAACTTTTTGGGGGTAGGAATGGCTTGGACCGCTCCGCGCACTTGGGTTAGCGGGGAACTCGTCACCGCCGCGCTCTTTAACACCCATCTTCGTGATGATCTTTTATCACTTGAGACGGGACGGCTGGCGATTGCGAGTCAAGCCGCCGATGATATTCCCTACGCGAGCAGCAGCACTCAGCTAGCTCGGTCAGCCTTGTTCAATTTTGACGGCACGAAGCTAGGTGTCGGTGTGTCGTCTCCCGCGTTTGAACCTTTCACTGCGATATCTTCCGCTTCCGACGCGCAGGCAACCATCTGCTCCACACATGCCAGTTATACAGGGAGTGCGCTCAAAGTGGGGGCCGTGCGTGCGGCCAACACGGCGTACGATTTAATTCACACAGCAACGGGAACGTCAGCGGACGGGTCAAGCGGCACAGCAAGTTTCGTCGTACGTGGTGATGGGCAGACAGCGGTCGCGGGAAATGTCGTCGTCGGCGCGACCGAAGCGAAAGCGACACACCACATCAAAGCTCCCAGCAATAATTGGGAAGACGGCCTACTGCTGGAGCATGATTCTGGTGACACTGGGTGGGACCTACATCCCGAGAATAATGGCGAAAATGCACTATTCATCGGCTATAACGCCAACACCGCTGCGTCGCTGGCGGGGCAGAGTGCGACCGCCGTGATGAACTTGACATCAGCCGGGAATGTCGGCGTAGGCACGACCGTTCCGGGGACAGCTGTTGCTGCGACCGGAATGATCCACTCTGTGAATTGTGTCCGGGCGTGGGCGAGAGTAAAAGTGCAAACTGCTGGCACGCCTGGAACGCCTGATCTTATCGACTCATTTAATGTCGCGAGCCTCACAGATAACGGCGTGGGCCTGACGACAATCACGTTCACGACAGCCCTGCCACACGCTGACTATGTCGTCCTGGTCACTTTCGATGACGACTATCCGAAGGTGGCGTGCATTCAGAGTGCCGTCGCCGCCAGCTTTCAAGTACGCACGTTCAATTCCGACTTCACAACTTTAGCGGATTTGGATTGGTACGTAGCGATCATCAGCGATTAGATAGGACATCAATGATCACATGGGAAGTCGCGCAACTCGAAGATTACATGGTGGGGCCAGCCGGTCCCTTCGCTGGGAAAACCCGCGTGGTTTTTGAAGTGCATTGGGTGTGCCGTGGCGAGGAGACGGTCGATGGTCTCTGGTACTCTTCACGAATTTACGGTAGGCACTCGATTGAGCCGTTCGCAGGTGGGGAAGCATTTGTTGAGTGGTCCGATGTGAATGAAGACAAGGCGTTGAGTTGGCTGTTCGATAAACTCGGGCCTGATGAAGTGTCACGAATCGAAGCACTCATCTCCACAGACATCGCAGAGAAAGTCGATCCGCCCACGAATGAGGGTCGGCCTTGGGAGCCGCTTCCCTCCATCCCACCCGATCACAATCGTGACCGTCACCCAACGGTAGTCATTGATGGGCCGACGCCGGACCCGGAGCCATAAGAGGCGACACAAGATGGTAGGTATCGAAGAAGGGGAGCCAGAGTGATGTCTTACGTCGACACGATAGAGATCGTTGTCACTGTAACCGTCGGGGCGATCATGGTGATGGTGTGTCTATAGATCCACAATGG